ACCGGGTGGAATGGTGAGAAAATGCAAACATTTGCTCACATTTTGAGGAGATATAGGCAAGTGCGTAGCAAAAAAGCTTTGATATGTTAACAAATATTAAGGTAAATGAACTATATAGCACTGAACGATAAAACATGACATCTGGAACATATAGGGAAAAAGATAACGGGGGGATGATTTGATTGCTGAGAAAGGCAAAGGTTAAAACCCATATTGCAGAAAAAGACAGCGGAGGTGATGATTTGATTCAACGAATAGAATGGGACGGTGGATAGATGAAAGAAAAACTTACATCGAAGCAAAAGAAATTCGCATTGGAATTTCTGATCTCTGGAAACATAACAGATGCGGCAAAGAAAGCCGGATACAGTGAGCGGCCAGCAAGACAGATAGGATCGCTGAATTTGACAAAGCCGAATGTTGTCGAGTACATGAATGAGATATTGGAGAAAACCAAAAGTGAAGAAGTAGCAACGACAGAGGAAGTCTTGGAATTCCTTACATCTGTGATGCGAGGAGATATAGCGGAGCAGTTTGGATTAGATCCGGCTATAACTGACAGAACTAAGGCGGCACAACTGCTCATGAAGCGGTTCAATGATAATCAGCGGATGGACTTGGAACTGACAAAGTTAGAGATCCGATTTAAAGAGAATATGCCAGGAGAACAGGATAACATCCTTGATGCGCTGAATATTACAGCAAGTGAAGTATGGAACAATTAACTGAATAGAAAAGGAGAAAGAACATGAAGGTATTTTTAACAATTATTTTATTGGCGATTTTTACAACAGAGTTTCTTAATTTCTGCACTAATGCTCTGATATGGGTGAATCTGGACAGAAAGGAGAGAGAGAATGAAAAACATATCGATTGATGGAAAGAAAGTTATCAAAGTTCAAAACGGGCATATTTCGATTGCGTTTCCGACCGGAATAGAAAAAACAGGAAAAGCTATAAGAAAAATGTTGAAATTGTTGGGGCAAGCGGAGAAAGAGGAAGAGCGAAAGCCGCACAATAAAGACCAGATTTATAAAACATTGGATGGTAAATTCGCTGTAGAGTTCGAAAAACTATTTGGAAAAGGAGCTTGCAAAAAGGTGTTCGGAGTGCAAAAGCCATCATATACACTTTACCTTGAATTTTTTGATAAGTTAAATGATCTATTTGAGGAATGGATTAAAAAAATATAAGGAATAACCGGGCAACGTTTGGAGTTGCCCGCTAACCGTTAACAGTAAGCGGTAGAAAGGACGATACATGACAGAAGATGGAAGTATTGTTATTAACACAAAAATCAGAACTGATGGCATAAAGGCGGGTACCGCAGAAATTGAAGCGGGAGTGCATCGGGCAGCAGACAGAGTAAATACATTGGGAAGTAATGTAAAAAAGACTCTTAATAACCAGATAGATTCTTTTGTGAAGCTAAATGATGAGTACAGTACGCAGGAACAAAAAGTAGAATCCTTACGGCAAAAGGTAGCTGCTTATGCGAATCAACGGATTCCGACTACGGAATACAAAGAGATAACAGCACAGATTGAACAAGCACAGGAAAAGCTCAATCGACTTAACGATGCAAAAGAACGTTTCGGAGCTACAGGTGGAAAGGTCAATAGCACATCATATAAGAAAATGCAGTATGACATAGATGAGCTTGCGAACACAATCAAGTATGCAAAGTTAGAACTTGATGATCTGGAGGCATCAGGGAAAGCTTTTATTTCTGGCGTAAATACTAAAGAAGCGCAAGCGGATATGGAAAAGCTGACTGCTGCCGAGAAAAAACTTTCCGATATGCAGAAACAACTGCATACATCGTACCAATCAATAACGGATGCCCATAATTCTTATCTGAATAAGTTGTTAGAAAACGAACGAAAAAACGAACGGAAAATTGCGGAAATTAATGGAAAACTTGAAGAAACAAGGGCGAAAGAAGTTGAAGCAGCCGTAGAAGCAAATCGGCTAAAGGCTATCGGTGATAATGCAAAAGTCGGAAGTAAGAGAATCGTAAATCTTAATAGTGAATTAGAGAGATTACAAGCAAGACAGAACGAACTGAAATCTGCGGGTATTGGAAGTGGATATAAAGAATTTGATTCGAACACAAGACGTATAGCGAAGATTAACGAAACGCTTAGGAAATATCAGGATGAATTAAAAAAGACAACAAAAGAAGAGGGGAGATTTGGAGTAGCCGGTGGAAAGATTGCCGGAAATATGAAAAAGACCGAAAAATCAGTTGATAACGCAAGATTTAGTATGTCACGGATGATAAAAACAGGCTTACTAATGAACATTGTAATGCGGGCGTTTTCGGGAGTAATGAGTGGAATCAAGGCCGGATTTGATAACTTGGCTCAGTATTCTAACGGAACCAATAGTTGTTTATCTGTTTTGTGGGGAAGCCTTATCAGATTACAAAATTCACTTGCTACAGCTTTCAATCCGATACTAACCGTTATCACACCGATACTGTCACGATTCATTGACCTTATCAGCACAGCCATAACTTATGTAGGGATGTTTTTCGGGTATCTTGCCGGGAATAAAACATACACAAAGGCACTGGCAGTACAAAAAAATTATGCTGCCAGTCTGGACAAGACCGCCAAGTCTACGAAGAAAGCCACAAAAGCAGCGAAAGACTACCTGTCACCGCTCGATGAAATTAATCGGTACACAACAAATAAGGATACCGACACAACACCGTCTGGATCTGATGTAAACGGAACACCGATCAGCAAAATGTTTGAAGAAGTTCCGATAGATGCACCGCCGATTTTTGAAAAAATCAAGGATGTACTGGGGCAGATATTCCAACCATTTAAAGAAGCGTGGGAACGTGAGGGAAAGAACACGATTGATGCTGCTAAGTATGCATTGTCGGAGCTTGGAGCACTGGCAAAGAGTGTCGGCAGTAGTATGTTGGAAGTCTGGACGAATGGTACAGGCACACAGATACTGTCTACCATGTTACAGATCGCACAGGGACTGCTTACAACGGTCGGGAATATCGCAAGGCAATTAGATATAGCTTGGAATAAAAACGCCGTAGGAACGGCCATTATACAGGCTATAGCAGATGCTTTCCAAAAGGTACTTGATATCATCAATCGTCTTGTGTGGGATACGGCTCAGTGGGCGGGATCTTTGGACTTTTACCCGTTACTTAATTCGATTAAGAATCTGTTTGAATCTATGTCACCGCTGATAGAAGCTATTGGAAGTTTCTTAGAAAGACTGTATACGAATATCATTTTACCAATGCTTAAGTTCTTGATAGAAAATGGACTTCCGTTCCTTATTAATCTACTTGCGGGTTTGTTTGATTTTCTCGGAGAGCATCAATGGATTATAGATGCCATTGGAGCTGCACTGCTTGGAGCCTTTGTATCATCGAAGATATCACCTCTTGTACTTGGAATAAGAAGTGCCATTACAAGTCTTATAGGCGTATTCACTGGTGCCGGGGGATTATCTGGAGCAATTTCTATGATCGTTACGGCTTTCGATAGATTTGCAGTTGCTTCAAATGTAATACCTATTGCCATTGCGTTAGCTGTTGCAGCTATTGTATTAATAATCACTCACTGGGATCAGCTTAAAGCTGCAATGTCGAAACTTATGGACTGGATAAAAGGAGTATTTTCCGTTGATTGGAATGCTCAACTCGGAGTATTGGGAGAGGGAATAGAAGTTTTATTAAGTACCGTAAAAGGTATTTTTAACAGTATAAAGCAGATATGTTCTGGATTCATTACATTCTTAAAAGGAGCATTTACAGGAAATATAGATATGGCACTAAAAGGAGTTTTGGGTATATTACGTGGAGTTGCT